GCAAATAGATGTAGGCATCCGTGGTACAACTGTTGGCCGCCGTTTTGGTGTAGGTCTCGGCGTTTTTTTGGTAAATTTGGTAGTGAATGTCGTCGATCTTGCCTTCGCTATGGAGCATTTTGGTGAATATTTCGTGATTGGACGCGAGGGATCTCTCGGTGAGTACGATGGCGGGATGGCGGGAAACTGCGTCGTGGAGTATGTTGACTTGCGTGGCGTAGGCCATGATTTGAAAGGGGAAAGCGTGTGTGCGCGGATCCGCGTAAAATTTGGTCAGAATATCGGCGTCCTTGTCGCGAACGGTGTGCCATTGGTCGAGGGGCTCGGGCACAAATTCAATGGGACGGTGTCGGGAGATTCGGGAGGACATCTCGGCGGCATGTTCAATGCGGGTGAGGAGAGTAGATTTACCCGCACCGATGTTGCCTTCGATGGAAATAATAGCAGGTCGGGACATTGTGGGAGGGGGGTCGTTTACGTTAGTAAATAACAAAAATATTATGTTGTTTTTGTTATTTCAATTTTGCGTGTTTTACGCGTTTATTTTTTACCGCGTTTGGAGTTGCGTCGTTCGGTTTTGCGACGGCGGAGTTTGGATTTACGGGTTTGGGGTTTACCACCTTGAGGAAGAGCATCACCATTACCAGCATCACCATCATCACCAGTAACAACACGAAGACCACGAGCACGAGATTTATCAAGAGAAGCACGCTTAAGACGTTCCTCTCTAGTAGGATAGAGTGGTGATTCATTCGGAAATATTCGTAGTTTTTGTAGTTCGTCAATTAATTCTGTATCACCATGAGCTCCAAAATAACTCTTTTGAACTGGATATTCAGCGTCTGCAAAAGCTTTAATTTTAAGTTTAAAATTAAATAAAAATTGTATTAGATAGTCAAGTTCTATTTCCTTAGAAATATCAGATTCTTTATTTTTAGTAAAAAATTTTATATCTTCAGCATGTCGATTCGCAGCAAGCTTACTTAAATAATAAGCATTTGGGTTAGTTGTCTTACCGTTAAGAGAAGAAAGTATGTCAACAATTTTTTGTTTTTCGTCATCAGTTAATTGTGAACCTTTTATTGTATTAAAATTGTAACCGACCGAGTTAAATGTTACTTTTTTTTCTATGACTTTATAGCACTCTAAAAGACAGTTCATTAAAGTATAAGTGATCGGTTGGATATGGGTTGAAGCAAGTGACAACTCACGGCGTGAACCCGCAGGAGGACGTGCGATTTTCGGTAATGTTACTTTTATTATTTCAAAATTCTTGAAAAGAATCGCAACTTGTTTGTCTTCTTTAGTGTTTTGATCATACGTAATAGTCACTTGAAAATCAGTAGATTTATCAGGGTCGGATAAATGCGTGCTATCAGAAATTTTTTTTTGATATTTACCATTTATTTTCATAGCTTCTGCAAATTCCTTTCGATCCTTTTCTCTAGCATCAGCAGGTTTAGCAGAAGAAGCAACAGCAGAAGAAGCAACAGCAGAAGAAGCAGCAGCAGTAAGAACACCCTGACCATTACCTATATCCGCACCATTCCCATCCCCATCAGTATCAACCGGATCATCCCGAGGAGCAGCAGCATCCTCCGCAGCAGAGGCAGCAGCAGCAGAAGAAGCAGCAGGTTTAGCAGCAGGAGCAGTAGGAACACCCTGACCATTACCTATATCCGCACCCTCCCCAGCAGCATCCTCAGCAGCAGCAGCAGGAACAACATTACCATTATCCGCACCCTCCTCATCATCAGCAGGAGAATTACCATCACCCGCTACTCTCTCCGCTGACCCTCTTTTAGCAGCAGCAGCTGCTACGAGTGATGGTGCCAGATCGCCCCTAGCATCACCTTCTCTAACAGTTGTACCTTTACCACTTTCATTATCTGCCATTTTTCCCAATTATTTTAAAAATATTCAACAATCAAAACCCGCGATTCACACCAATAAAATATACCCACATTTTTTTAACGACCATTTTCCGGCAATCGTCCCCCCCCAATCCTAAAAATGTTCCGTACACGGCAGGTCACTGACCGGTACCACCACCATAAGTGGGTCGCGATCCATGCGCGAAATCCAAAATACGTAGCGGTCCGTCTCCGGTGTCAACGTAAATCCAATACAGAATTCGATACTCACCGCCTCGAAATAGAACGGTTCACTGTAGCGCAATGGACGCAATGTGCGTCGGTCCAGCTCCACCATCACATGAAAATAGTGCCGCGGACGCAATTCTTCGCTAAAATGGACCACCCCCACCAAGACGTCCCCCCGATCCACCAACAACGCGGAACCCTTCATACGGTGAAAAAAAGGCGCTAAACGGGTCGATTCCTCGCTATAAATAATTTCCAGTTGCGGCGAAGACGACCCCGTATCGTACCGCAACTGTCCCACTCGAAACGGCCCCCAGCTGTAAATAAATAACTCGCGTCCGTGAAATTCACTCGTCGGATTGTTGAGAACCACCGGCACCCAATTTTTTTCTAAAAATGTGTCGGTGGGCGGTTCAATCAGCGTCGAACCGGTTAAATCCAACTGATCCACGTTGAAATTCCCCATGATCATCCGGTTACCCCCCGTGGAATGGTACCCCACCGTAGTCGCAATGTATTTCATCTGATCCCGCACTGCGTACAAACGGACGTCTTCAATCCCCCGAGAATACATCTCGTAACTGGGCAAATTCACCGTTTCGTTAATTTCCCGGAAATTCACGGGTACAAACCCCCCCCTGTCCTCCGAATACACGAGTTCGGACAAGATATTTTTGCTGCGAATGATGCGAACCCCGTCATAAAACATGTACCAACCGTCGGGATAATACCAGTAGTTCACATAGCGTGTATTGAGCCAGTGTTTCCCCCCGTGGTACAGATAGGCGGCAGAGGACGCATTGTAGCCCTCAATCTTCGGGTAATCGTAAACACACGTTGTGTTACCGGAAAAATCCAGTACCCGTTTCGAAAACACCCGCGCCCACACGTTTCCAATGATGGAATCGTTGTGGTCCGCCTTGTACCACGCCTTGTGGCCGTGATCGGGTTCGTAGACCGACAACCACTCGGTTTTCGCCTCGAGCCAGGCCCAGAAATTCACCTCCCACACCAGTTTGCGGGTTTCGGACAAGAACTGGGGGAAAAATTCCAAATAGAGCGCGTGAAACCGGCGAATGGACGCACTGTCCCCCATGAAGAACCCCCCGCAAAATCGCCAGTGAATGGTGTCGCTCACGTGACCGATGTGTTCTCCCGACCATTTGTCCCAGCATCCCGGGATGACGAAAAAAGAGGGTTCGAACCAGGTCCGCGTACCCAAAAACCGCAGAAATTCGAGACTACGCTCCTTGTCGAAAAACACGTGGGAAATGTTGAAATCGATCCAGGCAAAATGGGTCGAACCCCACGGGTTCACGTCCACGGCGTGGGTCATGAACTCGGTCTTGGAATTGATGACCGTTAGGTACCCCGGTACATCCTTGGTATCACTGCGTTTATCCGGAAGTGTATAATTGCCGTGTTGGCGCAGCATGTTGGCGATGACCGTGTCGCCAATCTCCAGCGTTTTCATGTATTTCACGTTATCGGGGAACTCGGCCTCCAGGGCTTTCACATGAGGTTCCATGGTGGGACACACGTAGACGCAGATTTTGATGCCGGTGGAGGCAATTTCGCGAAACCGTTCGATACGCCACGGCACCGTTTTCCGGGGGTCATATTCGTGTTCATAAATGTAAAAGAAAGAAGTGACAAATGTGACACTACTTGCCATGAATACGCTCTAGATCGGTCGATATAGACTAAAATTGAAAGTAATTTCTATATTAGTTCGAGATTGTAACATAAACTATGACCGCCTTATACGACGTTAGCACCCCCGTAAACCCACGGCAGATGACCACTCCGTGTAAAATACTGTTTTTCGATACGGAAACCACGGGACTGTTTCCCGACGCTTCCGATACGACCAACCCCGCCCTGCCCTACATAACCCAACTGTGTTTTGTTTTGTACGACACGGAGACAAAACAAAATATAAAAATATTCAACGAATACGTCCAACTTCCCCCCGAAGTGGAAATCAGCGAATTCATCACCCAACTGACGGGCATCACCCGAGAAAAATGCGACAACGGTGTACCGATTGTAAAGGCATTACGCCAGTTTTACCGGGCATACCAGGCATGCGATGTGGTGGTGGCTCACAACATACGGTTCGATCGGCGGATGATTGAGCTGGAAGTACAGCGCCATGCGCTCCAGTTCTTTCCCGACATGATGGACGCGTGTTTCATGTTCAACAGCGTGTACGAGATGGTTCATAAGAAACGCACGATGTGTACGGCGGAATTAGGCAGAAGCACGTGTAGTATCACTATACCCTCCAAACAGGCGGGTAAACCGCCCTATAAAAAAATGCCCAAATTGGCGGAATTGTACGAACACCTGTTTCAAGAAAAATTCGAGGGAGCACACGACGCTTTGGCCGACACGTTGGCATGTATGCGGTGTTTTCTCAAAATGTGTGAATTGAAATCGATCATGTAGACTGACTACTCGACGCGTTGGGCGACGAGCAAAGTATTGTCGTAGGGGTTCTTGGGGTGAGGAATGACGTACAACCGGAAACGCAGGTGGGGATATTGCTTCTCCCACTGAGCGATTTTTTCCCGCCAGAGATCGAGAGTGTAGTGCATAATGTCCTCAATGATGTAGACCCCGCCCAAATTCAATTTGTAGTTGCTGTTCTGGAAAAAATTGACATTGTGGGAAAACACGTGGTAGGCGTCGTCGATGATGATGTCCATACCGTCGTCCACCAGGCCTTCACTGCCCCACATCTCGCGGGTACTCACGGCGTGGTTCTGGTCGCAGTAAAACGTGTTGATGCGGTCCTCCTTGAACAGGATGTCGCGGTCAATGTCTGCGCCGAAAATTTCGCCCTGGGGGAAAAATTGTTTCCAGCCCCGTAACGATGCGCCGGGTTTGCCGTCGGGACCCATGTTCGACGGAATGTTGACGTTGTTGGTACCCAGTCCGAGCTCAAAGAGGCGGATGGGGCCATCACGTACGGGTTTAAACAGCTCGTAGTAAAACCGGGTATAATTGTGGTTTTTCTCGCCGGCGGGGTCACCCTTGTCACTTCCGAAATAGTTCATAATGAAACATAGTTCCGTGCTCTGGGGGGAAATTTGTACGTTAATGTCCATGTTATATAGATATCAGACATAAACCGGGTTTATATTTTTTTCAGAATAAATAATTTACTCCCCGCCCCCCATCCACGTTCAACCCGAACACATTTCACATACTTCGTTTTCGTCCTCGGCTTCGCTGCCCCCGCGGTCGCGTTTTTCCGGTTCGATTGTAAACTGCTGGGCTTGGTGCGCGGCCCGCCGGCGCAAATAGTAAATGCCCGTTTTCAGACCCCGTCCCCACGAATAAAAGTGCATGGACGTCAAGGAATTGTAGGACGGTTCTTCGATCCAGGTGTTCATGGACTGCGACTGGCAAATAAAGACCCCGCGTTCTGCTGCCATGTCAATGACCGTTTTCATGGGAATTTCCCACGCCGTCCGGTATTTTTCGCGGATATGTTCGGGAATAATATCAATGTGTTGGATACTGCCGTTGTTCGCAATCACATTGTTCTTGATGGCGTCGTTCCACAGACCCAATCCGATCAAATCGCGCATCAAGTATTTGTTGGTCATCACAAACTCCCCGGCAATCGTGCGCCGACTGTAAATGTTGCTGGTGATGGGTTCGAAACACTCGTTGAACCCGAGAATCTGCGAGGTGGATGCCGTAGGCATGGGCGCGACGAGCAATGAATTGCGAAGTCCGTGTTGCCGAATCTGGGATTTCATCGCCGCCCAGTCGTAACGCTCGTTCCCGGGATCGTAGCTCCACATGTCGAATTGGAGGATGCCCTCCGAGGCGGGCGAACCCGGGAAGGTCTCGTAAACCCCCTCGCGCTGGGCCAGTTCACAAGAACGCTCCAAGGCGCCGTGATAAATGGTCTCAAAGATTTTACGGTTCACCGTTTTGGCCTTGTCGGAAGTGAAGGCGAGGTCCATGAGGATGAAAGTGTCGGCCAACCCTTGGACTCCAATGCCGATGGGTCGATGACGCAGGTTGGAGCGCCGCGTTTTCTCCGTGGGATAATAGTTGCGGTCGATGATACAGTTCAGGTTTTCCGTAACGACTTTGGTGACTTCGTGGAGCTTGCCGTAATCAAAGACGGGAGGAGTGACCGAATAATCCAGGAACGTAGGTAACGCAATCGACGCCAAATTACAGACGGCGGACTCTTTATCGTCAGAGTATTCCGTTATTTCAGTACACTGAGAAGTAATAATACCGTTAAATATACCAGCGTGTCGTTTTGGTTCAGTAAAACAAAAAGTGTCATCAATACGTCCATTATCGATAACATCAGTAATCGTAACATATTTACTTGCTGAACGGTTTGGTACATTCATATTATTTATTTTTAAGCGTTTTGGTGAGAAGCCGAGGGTAACTATTTTTTGTAGATCAACGGATGTAATCAACATTCGAAACAGTGGTTTTGTTTCAAAATCACGATATCCTCCGTGTCCATCAGGAAGATAACTTGTACCATGGTCATACATTTTTCGAACTTTGGGATTGATACCGCATGTTTGTAACATGAGTTTTACGTTTGTTAAAAATGATTCATTTATAGAAGTAACCTGTAATTGTTGGTTGTCCTGATTGTTGGTAATACAACCATCTGCGTCACAATAACCAGAAAACCAATTCATTTTGGTTTCTATGTTGTGTTCCATCGGAACAAAGTATTTTTCTTTAATATCCAACGGTAATCTAAGGGTAATTCTTGTTTTTTCTTCAGTTCGGCCAATATATTGGATATGATCCGCGAGTAATTTTTTATCAGCATACAAAAATATGGCTGGTTTTTTTTCATATGACAAGGCATTACATTGTATATTATCAATGGAATTGTTGTTTTGTAACAAATCTATCGTATTTTCATTTTCATAATTGATGTGCCGTTTACAAAAATAATGATCTTGCAAACATTTATATTGGCATCGAATCGTTTTTTTATGATTATTATTAAAATAGGTGCCATCTCCACAAAAAAAACCGTGAGTATAAGCATAGTTCATTTCTTCTGTACCTTCAATTACTGGATAATCGCATTTGATAAGTTTATCTCCTAATTTCAAATTTTGTGCTTCAATTACTTCAAATTTTTCCTTATTATACCGTTTCTGAATGAAGAATTTGTGATAAGGAGTACAGCTTAATACGCATCCATCACTAGTAACTACTTCAATTAATTTTTTATTTGTACCAGTCTTGAAAATTTCAACTTCGCTGAATTCTGTCCCATTCCAAACGTTTACTTTACTACCTACCAATGATTGAATTTCCAGGTGACCTTTATCTGTCAATATCTTTGTTTCAGGCGCAACACATAGATTGCTCGATTTAATGGTGCCAATGTTCTTCTGGTTGGATTTTTTGTTGACCGCATCTTTATAAAGGAGGTAGGGCGTACCCGTCTCCATCTGGGCATCGAGTACTTGGAACCAGAGGTCGCGGGCCTTCATGGTCACACGCCCACGTCCCGCCGTTTCGTAACTCTCGTACAAGGTTTTGAAATCGTCGCCGTAGACGTCGGACAGTCCCGGGCATTCGTCGGGGCACATGAGCGTCCAGGAACCGTTGGCTTTTACGCGCTCCATAAACAGGTCGGGAATCCAGAGCGCGTAGAACAGGTCACGGGCTTTCAACTCTTCGTCGCCGTGATTCTTACGCATCTGGAGGAAGAGCTCAATGTCGGCGTGCCAAGGCTCCAAATAAATGGCGAAAGAACCGTTGCGCTTACCGCCACCATTGTGGACCAAACCATTATGTAACAAATAATTATGCTCCTTACCCATCTGTAAATCATACAGTTGGCCACTATACGTCGTAGGTGTAATCTCAGTGATCCTAGACAACAAAAAATTATCGTACCGCATAAACTCGAAAAGCTGATTTTCGTTATATTCGATGTTCATCAAATCACAGATTTCACGGGTTTTGGGAACTCGCAAACGGTACACAATGTTTTTGTTCTCGCGTCTATCTCTAATATAACCGCTTGTCAGTACACCCATACGCATACACAAATATCTTACAGATTCAATCAATTGATACGACGTACTGTCAAATGTCAATTCCTCATTGTCGCATCCGTCTGTCTCCAACAGTCCTTTCAAAATATACTTGGCCTTTTCAATTGGCAGATGCATCCATCTCGACTGCATACGCTTTTCCTTGTTTTCGTCGTAAAAATCGTTATAACGGAAAGGGAGATTGAGATTCTGGTTCCACCGAATATGTGTGGCATTGTTATCAGTAGACACTACATAATCCGTACAGGTATCCGAAAAATATTTGGCCATAAACTCCGCAATATGATTCTTGTTGGTGGTATGCATATAAACATAATCCGACGCCTCTGTCTTACTATTGTCAGAGCCATCCCCCAGAATAATACCGTAAATATAACAATCGTCTGCCTTAATAGTTGTAATGTCTTTCTCGTACGAGGGAATCGGATACACTAACAAATCGTTCGTCGTTAATTCTTTGGCATCCGTCCATTCAAACTCACAAATCTTTTTATCTAAACTATCCTTAATAACGTTAAAATCTACATCCTTGGGTGGATTGACCAACGCATAAATCGGATGTTCAGGGGTAATAATCATCCGCGTGAGGGAATGCGTCGACTCAATTTCCAAAGCTTCGCCATGGTAATTGTGTTCCAATACATTCTGAATGACTTCCTCCTTACCTAACAAATTAATAACCTCGGTTTCACCCATTACACAATGTTGAATCTGAATGGGACCTTTGGTGGTATAAATAATCGTTTCTGGATGCACGCACTGATCCACGTATTTGGCCGTGTGATTGAATACGCGCAACATGGGGACAATGCCGTTCGAGGACCCGTTGGTACCACGAATATGGGACCCCGACGCCCGGATGTTGTGAATATGGAGCCCGATACCGCCTGCCCATTTCGAAATATTGGCGCAATCTTTCAACGTGTTGTAGATACCGTCGATGCTGTCACTCTCCATGGAAAGAAGGTAACACGACGAAAACTGCGGATGGGGCGTGCCCGCATTGAACAGGGTTGGCGTCGCGTGGGTAAAGTATTTTTGCGACATTAGGTTGTAGGTTTCCCGCGCTTTCTCCAGATTTGAACCGTGAATACCGAGAGCCACGCGTAACCACATGTGTTGCGGGCGTTCCACGATTTTACCGTTGGTTTTCATCAAATAAGCCCGTTCCAACGTCTTGAACCCAAAGTAGTCGATCAAGTAGTCGCGGGAAAAATCGCACCATCCGTTCAATTCTTCCGCATTGGCCATTACCACCTCGTAGAATTCCTCTCCGATGAGAGGCGAAGGTTGACCGTGTTTATCCAAGTAGTTGTATAACAGAGTCATGATTTCGGAAAATACCGCCCCCGTGTTTTTATGATGATTCGAAACAATAATTCTACCGGCGAGCGTGTTATAGTCGGGATGAATGGAGGACATCGATGCGCACTGTTCTGCCGTGAGTTCATCGATTTTGGTGGTGGAGATTTTGTCGTACAATTGGTCAATGACCTTCATAACCAAAGCGGTATAGTTAATAGAAATGCCGGCTTCTTGCCCGGTGGATTTAATACGTTTGAGGATTTTATCGAATTCAATTGTTTCCAACTCACCGTTGCGTTTGGTAACCCGCATTTCGTCCATTGAACCTGATGTAAATGAAGTCATATTCCTCCTTTCAACTAAAATAATATAAGAGTAGGGTTTATATTATTTTTGTAAATAATACGTTGTGGTGAGTGTGGACGAGAAAAAAAGTGTAAATTAGTCCGTTACATCACAAACTGATCTAAGTATCTTGCGACGCTGGATCACTGTTTTCTTGGTAGGTTGTCAACCGGGTTAGGCGTTGGCGGCAACTGGGGCAGTTTTTTTTAGAGTAGCGACCGAAACAGCCTTGGCAAAAGGAGTGGCCGCAGTTTGTTGTGACCGCGTTTGCCCGCAACAGTTCCTCCAAGCAGAAGCAACAGTCGTCGGGCATCTTTTGCTGAAGTTCTTTCGTGGATACCGGTTTCTGAGTGTGATTCAAGAGTTTCATCGGGTTCTCTTCAAAGTAGTACGGATCGTCATGGTCCGTATCGGTATCGTCGTCGTCGTCGTCGTCGTTCTCACCGGCGGTATCTTCGTCACTCAGGTACTCGTCGTCCTCGTCCGTTTCAACCTCTCGAGGGGGTGCGGGGGGCACGCACGCAAACCGCCGTTCTACTTCATCACGGTAGGCGCGCATGGCTTGCGCATAGTCTTGACCCGGAACGCGTTTGGGTGGCATGAGCGGTACGCGGAACTGGGCAGGAACGGTGTAGGGTGTTGTCATGTTGTTCGCAAACTCGTGTTACGGCTTAGTGGGTGGTGCGATCTGATTTTTTTGTATGAAAAAGATCAATTTTACCCGGTTTCCGCCGTATTTGTGGGCGAGAAGTGGGCAAATTATATTTTTATGGGAGAATTCAGGTTATATACTTGTCCCGCATTGAACTGTGTCGGATCGGGCATCTTGTTTTCCTTATAAAGCTCGTGGGCACGTTTTGCCGCCTGGATACTTTCCTTGTAATACGGAAACGGCATGTCCCCCCGGTCGTTCTTACTCATGTGGTAGTACTTGTCGACCCATCCCGAAAAAGTACAGCCTTCAAAGTGGAGAACATGGAGTTGTTCAAAGGGAACCTTGTAATTTGTTTCCGCGGTCTCAGTTCCCCGGTACCCGAAATCGTGAGGACCCGCCATAAACACGTGGGGGTCACGGGTTCTTCCCCCGCCCTTGCCGTTGACATAAGATTTACACGGCGCGCCTTGATCGCAACGTAAAAATTTTTTTGCGGTGAAACAGGTGTCGCGTTTTTTAGGTTCTTCAAAGATGGCCTCGGCGTTGATGAATTTGACCGTCTTGGCGGTGGGAGGCAGGGAACTTACTGCGGTCAAATCTCCGTGAAGTAATTCGTCGCTATCAATGTGTATGATCCAGTCAATGTCCGCGGCCGCGGCGTTATCGCGCAACACCTTGTTGACAAACACAATTTGCCGGTCAATAACCGTACTGTAATTGTTACCGGAATCATCACTGGTGCCAATTTCTACTACAACATCGGGCGCGGTTTGAAGGTATTCTTCCCAGCTCGGACTGTCTTCCAGGCGTATAAAAAATCGGGAGATCCCTAAATTGCGGTGATATTTCAACCATAGAGGTAGATCCACCGGGTTTCGCATCATACTTGCGATGGCGATGGGAAGTCGGGTGGCACGCCCACGGGTGGTTCCTGAAGCGCGTGGCCAGACGACTAGAACCACAAGAATCAACAGAATTACCAACAGGATACCGGCAAGGTAGGTGCTGTATTTTTTTCCCCATCGGAGAACATTTATCTTCATTTGAACCATTTTCGACGTTTGGTGACCCGGTACGGAATCAAGCCGAGAGTGTGTGTGATACCACCGCTTATTTGTAATATAGGGAGATTTTACACAATGTATCCGCGGTAATTGAAGGGGTTGATACCTTCACGCAGGCGAATACCCGACTGTATGTCCGAGGTACGTCCCACTTGGTGAAACAGTTGATTTTTGTAGGCGTACACGTTGATTTTATTTTGTTGTATCATGCGAGAAATGAACGCATCCAGTTGGCCGTCCATTTTAATTTTATCCGTCTCGGCCACCACTTTTTTTGCGCCGGATTTATTGATCAGGTAGCCGTGAAGTCCCCAAAAGCCCCCGGGCTTGATGAAATTCCCCACGGGTTCGGGATGGATGATACGAATAAACCCAAAGAGGATGATGTCCCAATCGGGGGGACAATTGACCATGGCCTCCTGAATTTCTTTGAATCCTTGTGGGTGGACAACACTGTCGTCTTCCATGATCATGTAGTAGTTGTTACGCTTGTCTGACAAAAGCTGTTTCGCTAAAGTGTAGTGACTCAGAAAACAGCCGATGGCTCCACGGGTGAGTTGGTAATGGTAGTTACGGTACTGTTTTTTTTCGACCTGTTCCAGCTCTTCAATCGCTTCGGGGGTGAGCCAGGCGTCAATGTCTACATTTTTGCCCAAAATTGCGGGAAACCGTTTGAAAGGTATTTCTCGGATATCGGAACTTTGGTAGCTCTGACGAATTTGTTCGAGACGTTCGGGGTTTTTGTCGAGATTGATAACATACGATGTGGTATTTTTAGATGTGACCACCGTTTTATCAAAATTGTCCGGAAAATGGTAAAATAGGATGAATAGCAAGTAAAAAAAGGCGATGATTAAAATAAGATATATCGCCGGTTGGACCAATACATTGCTACTCTTGGTTGTTATCGTCACCATAATTGAGGTGTATTTCTAATCAATATATCATATATCGATATATTTAGACACCCCCGCCTTCCACCTTCCCACCCCCATCCCCATGCCTCCATCCCCATGTTAGACTTCCAGGATAACACTACACTCGCTTTTCACAAATTTCAGGGTGTTGTCCATCGATTGGCTCCTTTTTTTGGCGGCACGATGTTCATAACCCGTATTTCGTTCCTTTTCAATGACAGACCACGTTTCCAAAATATGCGGAAGGGCGGCCTGAAACCACCACCGGTTACGTTTCACTAAAATACAGGAAAACTCGTCGAGATACCAATAGGTGGTTGAATAGAGGCGGTGGGTAGATCTCATCTCCATTTTTTGTTGGTGAATCCAGCTTGCGACAGATTCCGCATCGCAAGGCAGATCCAGTGGCATATAAATGAATTTCGGGGAAGGAGAGGCTGTAAATGTCGAGGAGGGCGGCGACGTGGACAATTCCGACGTCTCGGTATTTTCGGGTAATTTATGTACAATGAGCGTGTTGGTTGGCACACTTTCCAACGCAATGTGTTCTACAAAACAGAGGAACACCCCCCGGCTAATTTCCCGGGTGTCGGCATAAAATTCCTCTTCGGATGTATACTCTTTGAAACGGGTTTCAATAAAATCGCATTCGTTCAGATCGCACGTTTCCATCTGGATCTGCATTTGAATCCAGTATTCTTCTTTGGGGGTATCGGTAATTTCGCGGTTCACAATGTTTTTGACTTCAATCATTTTACCGAAACGGTCGGAACTGGGATCGATATTGATACCGTCGGGTGAGGCCCCGATACAATTGTAACGGGGATGTTGAATACATCCAAAATCGGCAACCCGAGTCAAGTACATGTGTTCATACATCATGATGGAGATGGGTTCGTAAGTGTTTCCCCACTGCCGCGAGTTCTGAGAAAAATAGTTGGTTTTCACGGGGACGTAGGGTTTACATTTTTCGTAAATGAGACTGTTTCTCTGCGATTCTGTTCCCATAGCCTTGTACATACTACTCGCCGTCATGAGGTTGTGACGATATTCGTACCATGCGTCGCTACGTTGGGGAGGTTGATACACCGAACGAAGCCGGTTAATTTTTTCAGAAATTTCTTCCCGTTTTTCGGGGGTAATGGGTTCAGGATGTGTATATATCGATTGACGCGGCGGGAGTTCATCTTCAATACTTTCCAAAAAATTGCGCAGAAATTCTTCTACATATTCGTAAATGTCGTGGTAGTCGTTTTCAGTACACAGTTCATTTTCGAGCCAGTCTTCAAAGAAGGTGTCTAATATTTTTTCTGTGAGTATTCCTCGGTAATTGGGGTTGGACATTACCAACATGTTGTCGTCGATAATATTTTCCGTTGTATCGTACAACATGTCCTCGAAATCGTGCATGTCGTTCAGACTAAAAGAGTCAAATAAATATTTGTATTCGTCGGTTCGGCTAGTTTCTATTTCGTCGCGAATCGGCACTTCCATGACTACTCGACAAATTTATATAATCAATAGAAATCGTTACGGGAATATTTCCCGAAAAGAAATGTATACTAATTGCGTATTAGTATACATTACGATATATCGATATCAATTTTTGGGAGTTTGAATAGAAGACGTGATATTATACGGGGAGATCCACTCCTTCGAGATCATCTTCGGAACGGTTGGATTCGGATCCTCTTTTGGGGGTCAGTGATTTCAACGTGGAAACCCGTTTGGTATCCAAATTTCTCAGGGTAAAATTGCGGTTTAATGGGCTGAAAAATAGCGCCGGAACGTTGACAATTTCGCGGGAATCCTTGTTGTACACCACATCTTTGGTCTTTTGTAACTTGTTTTTTTCCAGGCATTCTTTGAAAAATGCCTTCAGGCTCTTGATGTCTTTCATCGCCAACGCATTGTCTTTCCCATATTTTTCCGCAAACACGTGTAATTTCTGTATTTTGGCGGTTTTATCTAACTTGTTCCAGGATTCGGTTTTATTATGCTGTTTTTCTCTCTCCAAAAGTTGGTCGATTTTTGCTGCATGATCATTTTCGGGGGTTTCCTCGGTTTTACCGTACATGAGCGGATTAAATATATTCTTTGCCTTTTTTTCGGGTACATTCGTAGTATTCGTGTTGGTGGATCCAAACATGATTACTGTATCAATTCTTTAGGTCTATTATACATGTATTATTCGTAATAGGTTTATTACGTTTTTATAAAATATATTAGAATGTATCCGGTACCTCGTCCCCCGTCCACCTCGCGCCCCCACCCGATTCTGATATCATGGAAGCTCAAAGTGACAGTGTGAAAAAGGTGGTTTTACCCGAAAAAAGACCAGCCCTCGACGTTTCTAACCATGTAGTAGTGACTACGCCCCGAACACCCAAACCCCGGGTAATTACCCAGGAAAAACGCTGGGTTCTCCGTGCCGAAGACTATGTGCCCGAACGGCAGTGGAAAGCCTTGTTTGAACCCTCCATCCCCGAGGATGAAAAAATCGGCAGTTTGGCTAAACAGCAAATCGGGGTGAAAATTGCGGGATATCGCGCCCAGGACACAAAAAACGGGGTCTACGACGCCGAGCAATTCGTGAACCTTGCGGCAGTATTGAATTTACTGAAAACCTCCCAGATGACCTGTTTTTATTGTCGCGAACGCGTACAGGTTCTCTATGAACATGTACGTGAACCTCATCAGTGGACCTTGGAACGACTGGACAATTCCCGTGGACACAACACTTCGAATGTGGTTGTGGCGTGTTTGAATTGTAATTTACGTCGAAGGTGTATTTATCACGAACGCTACGTTTTTACCAAACAGCTTCGGATTGTCAAATCGGGAGTGTAAATATTCCCGCCCCCGCCCCACCCCACACCACCACCCCCTCTGTCTACCGTTTATTTCTTTTCGCAGCGTTTGGTGGGAGCGGGACGGTGGTAACCCGTTTTACACTTGGGTTTTTGTGTCTTGCATTTACCGTTCTCGCGGTGCGTCCCCTTCGGACATTTTTCCATCTTTTTGGCGGTTTTCGCCTTGTTGGTTCTCTTTTTCTGGGTGGCCATGCTTAGTTATATAGATTCATGAGATTTTTTGTAAAAAGGGACATAGATAATTCGGACAGGTTCTCCTTATGAAGATGGAGAACCTCCACAAAAATATTCACGAAAAACTCGATCTTTTCTATAAAAACAACCAAATACCCAATATTATTTTTCACGGTTCGTCGGGAACGGGTAAAAAGACAATTGTCTACGATTTTTTGAATAAAATTTACGAGAACAATAAAAACAAGATCAAACACAATGTGATGATTGTGAATTGTTCGCACGGCAAGGGTATCAAATTCATACGCGAGGAACTGAAATTTTTCGCCAAAACAAATATACAGTCGAACTACGGCGTCAATTTCAAATCGATTGTGTTGCTAAATGCCGACAGTCTGACGACCGATGCGCAGTCCGCACTACGGCGGTGTATCGAACTGTTCAGTTACAATACCCGGTTTTTTATTGTGGTGGAGAATAAGCATAAATTATTGAACCCCATCTTGTCGCGGTTTTGCGAAATCTATGTCCCCGAGTATATCAACGAATATGGTCGGGTGGAGAATCTACACCAGTACAAGTTGCGCAAAAAATTCGAAAATCGGGAACTGTCGATAAAAAAAACGGCATTTATACTTGAAATGTTAAATACAATGGGTTCTCAGCCTTCACATGCGAAGTTGGTGGACATCAGTGTGGAGATTTATGACCAAGGTTATTCGTGTTTGGACTTGATGGAGGCTTTGGCGGAAAAGGTCGACCCCACCATTATGGTGGAGCTGTACATGAAATTTCACAAAATTAAATCGGAATTTCGCTGTGAGAAATTATTAATATTATACATGTTGAATGCGTATCTATACCGGTAACCACGGTCGTTTAAGTAATCAAAAAAAAATCGCAGGTTTACACATAGATAAATGGACGATTTCCAGCCATCCAATTTGTATCAGTCTCGAGATGAATTGTGCGCCCGGTTGGTGGCAATTCTGACGCCGCTAATTATTGAAGGCATCAAGTCCATTTTCAACGAGGCCGTCAAAATGTGCGTGGACAACCAAGAAGTGGACAAGTACTTGATGCATTTCCAGAATTTGATCAGTCATATTCCCAAGTGGAACGGAAACACGATTGAAACCGAACGTAAACGTATTATAGAACGGTCGGGTTGCCATTATTTAGAGGAATTAATTACGTGTGTACATATCATTCATTTGAAGGTCCTTACATGTATCCGGGTAGGTAATAAGCAGAAGAAGATTGACATCTCTATTCCAAAGTTGGACAATTTTATTCACAAGACGTATATCAATGTTGCCCGTAAAACCTATATGAACGTGTATTTGTTTGAGCGTGGTATCACTCCTCTTCAAATCCAGAAAAATAACCGCGAGTTTGAAATCATCGTACAGGAATGTATTTTGTCGGCCATTCGTGAGAGTATACCCACCGAGGACATTATCCGCGCATACACCGACGAGAGTGTGGAGATTGAGGAAGAGGTTGTAGTGGAGAACATTCCGGAAGCAGAGGAAACCGGTTCGAAACCTGTGGCAACGGACACCACCGCCGCCGCATCTACTTCCGTAAAAGATGTGGAAAAGGTATCGAGTATACTGGAAGAGGAGGCGCCACCGTCGACCGTCCCGGCCGTGGCGAACGTGGACACGGATCCGGTGATTACACGGCTGTCTTTCAACGATTTTGACAGTATATTGAACACGTCCACCGGAAAGATTGATGAAGTGGAGGCCCCCAAAACGATTGATCGCTTGGAGGAAATCAGCACCGCGCGTGCGATTCAACGTAAACTCGAAGAAGAGGATGAGGACGACGACGACGAAGACCGTATCAAAATACATACCGATAACATTGAGCTGTCGGATTTAGATATTTTCGATTTCGATAAAAACACCCAAAAATTGTCCGAAGACGTCATGTTGGATGGTATCGAGGAATTATAATCGCGGAATCATTGGTACGGCGTAGTAGTTGTGAGACTAGGTTCTCGGCGCAACAATGTTGGAAAAGGCGTTATCCATCGTTTTAGTGTCATATTTTTCTAAAATGTGCCGGTCTGACCCCCGCAGTTTTATGAAAGTGAATTTGTAATAATTGGCGCACGTATTTGTATCGGTCAAATGCTTGATTGCTTGTTCATTGTCCCAATTAGATTGGCTCAAATAATAAAAAGGCCCGGATTCCGCTTTGAATAAGCAAAGCCGGTATTTGTCGCTATTTTTTTGTAATATTTTTTGGGCGGAGATGTGCATAGTTAGATACTCGGGGGATTGTACTTTGCTTGTATCGATTTGTTGCGAATCTACGTGATCCAAGTAATTTTGAATGGTTTTGTGATTTTGGGTGGATAAAAATTCGTCGGACCAGTCGTTCATGAAGACTGAACCAGGTACACACGCAAAAAACCAGTTCTCAATAACTGGATATTTGTTATCTAAAACATCACCGATATAATAACCTACCAGTTCGGCATGTGTGTTATTTTGTACACCGTGAACCCACGAAAATGGATGATGACATATGATGGAAGCATCTATCCAAAACCCCCCGTATTTAGCCAATACCAAACAACGAATGTAATCGGAATATCTCGCCGTGAAATCTTTGGAATGGGGAATGGAATCAATATTTACGTCAATGTATCTCGAATAGTTGGATTTATTCAAGATGCGAATATCATATCCTGGGTTGTAGTATTTCCAAGATTCAATACATTTATTCACGACGATATTATTGTCCCCTTCCCAAAAAGTCCATATAATGTTAGGAATACTACTGTGGTCACTTTTACCCATGGAAAATTCGTCGAGTTCCTTTTCGTGGACACCTACCGTGAATTTTTCCGTGTTATGTTTAGAGTGCGAAAGACAATATACGAGATAAATAAATACACACAATAAAAAACCGACTAACAAATATACGTGAATACGGTTATTGCGTTTAGCCATGATATATATTATTTAGCTATTTTTTATAGTTAAATGGAAAACGTTTTATTATTAACTATTGTGATTTCTGTGCTATTTATCGTGGCAAAGATCACAGAGATGCGTTTTATAGACAAAGAACTGAAACCGCTCAAAATGGTGATCCGAGACGCTTTTATTGTTGCCGGATGTGCGTTTGCTCCTATATGGGGTTATTTCCAGTTTAAAGATAAGATGAGCGATTGGTTTGGTATTGTTCCCGCGGAAGGCGGCGAATTATTTGCCAAAACTCCGGTGATTTTTACGGATAACCCGGGGTTTTGAATCTTCACCGGGATAAAATCAAGACCTCTCGTCGGTACACTACGTAGAAGAAACATGTGAAGAATAACAATGAAATATTCACACGTTTTACACCTTGGGTAATAAATCGATATTTATGATGTTTTTGATCGGTTTCAGATGTTTACCCGGGTACTCAAACTGTTTAAAAAATGGGTATTCCAGTTGGGCGTCCGGAGTATGTTGATGAACGTTTCTAGCAATCATCTTGTACAATTTGAACTTGGGGTACCTCTCTTCTCCGTTGCGTTTATAGAGAACGTTTTTACCCATATCGTCGGAACACCAGCGTAAAATCGTGGATTGAAATGGCGTCATATTCTTGTCGTGATTGGGGTCGTCAATGTCGAAAATGAAATCGAAAATGGAGGTTCCCAATCGGCATAAATCGAAACTGTAGTTGGGTTCGATACGAGGCTTGTTTTCGTTAAAATAGGGTTCGCAATTGTATTGCGTCGCGGCGTCACCCCCCGGACCAAAACTGTCACTACAAAATCGGTGACCACGAAAGTGGTAAATGCTTCGTCCGAAATCGATGATTTTAAATATTTTACCGAACGTGGGGACACGGTATACCTTCCGTTGGTATTTGTAGAACAAATATTCTTTGGTCGTTTTGACGTACATGATATTGTTGGTATGCAAATCGTTGTGGGTAAAATTAAACGCTTTTTGGTAAGCGATCAAGGTCATAACGACCTGAAACAGGGCACTGGCACTGCGCATTTCGTCCATTTTACCTGAATCAAAGAGTTCGTCCAGGGTGCCGTCGCAACGCTCGAGACAGATCATTTGTACGGGAAAGTTCTGAATATAGGCGTATATATTCTGGGGCTCACTGGAAACTTCCGAATCATTGTCAGAAAATTCGGTATCTATTTCGATCGCATCGTCATCATCGTCGTTATCCATGTTTTCTTCGTCGTGAACATCGCTGTTATCCTCCGAATCCTCTAACCGGGGATCCTCGTCCGAACTGTAGTTGTTATCGCTATCCGACGAAGAGTCATCTGCGAAATCGAATAGGGGTTTATCGGGCAGACTTTTTTCGTAAACGTCCTCTAACCGATCGTCGTCGTCGCCCCCCTTCACATGTTGTTCGGTCAATTCTTCCACGCCCAACATGTCATATATAGGGCGACTTGCGTCATGGTCTGGTACCTGGTTACCCGTAGATTCCGCCACACATATATTCAGTTTCTGGCGGTTGGCGCGGGAATTGTTATTCAACAACGAGTGTATGAAATCTTGGTTGGTGGTCTTGAAGAGTTTATTAAGATTGTTATTAAAAAAGGTGGAATTGATCAAATAATTGTAATCGTCGACAATATTCATTTTGTACTGTTTTTGTATTCCTAGATAAGACCCGTAATAATTCAATCCGTGTTTGAAACCGTAATCTTGTAACAATTTGCTGGATAAGAAATAGAAAAATCCGTCGACGTAGGATGCGTTGTGAAAAGAGGCCAATTTTTTCTGTGAGAGGGATTCGGCGGAAGTGTCCGGGTCAGGACGAGGTAATGAATACGATGGTAGTTTAATCTCGAGACGATCAGATTCACCGTATTTTCCGACCATGAATTTGATGGGGTCAAATAGGGGGGAATATTTGATAAATATGGGTCGTTTGGATTCCTCTTTAGTTTCTACATTCATGACGGTTTCCATATCTACTATGTGGTAACGATGGTTGAGTTGGATGGAGTTGTAATTATTTTCGGTCATATCAAAGAATAGTGAATAGATGGGTTGATATTGTTGTAGCTGATCGATATCACAGGGTCGGTAGTTGTTCTCCTCATCTTCCAAAGAAATTGGACATGTTTGACTTTCTTCTAAAGCTTTTAAACTTACTAATGGAGTTTTGGTATAACCAAACTGGATTTTAGTCATAGTTCCTGTAAATATTATAATCGGTAAAAATATATTTTATCTCAATTTACCCCGCATGCGGTAAAGATAATACGTCAAAATGTATCGAAAATATATATCTAGTTAAACATAACATATATTTAGCTACACACATGACATTAGAATTAAAAAAATTTGATATGAAATTGATTACCTTTCGTCCCGACGAGAACAAAGGGCCTGTAGTAGTATTGATCGGGCGTCGTGATACAGGGAAATCATATTTGGTGCGCGATTTATTGTTCCACCATCAAGATATACCGATTGGTACCGTGATTTCAGGAACCGAAGCTGGTAACGGGTTTTATGCTCAGCATGTACCCAAATTGTTCATTCACGATGAGTATAACACTGTTCTCATCGAAAATGTGTTGCGCCGCCAAAAGACGGTTTTAAAAGAAGTAAAAAAGGAGATTGACACCTACAAGAAAACGACCATTGATCCACGGGCGTTTGTGATTATGGACGATTGTTTGTACGACAGTTCGTGGTCACGTGATAAAATGATGCGGCTTCTGTTCATGAATGGCCGTCACTGGAAGATAATGTTGATTATTACGATGCAGTATCCCCTCGGAATTCCGCCGAATTTGCGTACCAACATTGATTATGTCTTTATACTGCGCGAACCTTATTTGAATAATCGCAAAAAAATTTATGATAATTATGCTAGTATGTTTCCTACTTTCGAGGCATTCTGTAGTGTCTTGGATGCGACCACTTCCAATTATGAGTGTATGGTGTTGAATAATAATGCCAAAACCAACAACATTTCGGACCAAGTGTTTTGGTACAAGGCCGAAAATCGACCCAATTTTAAATTGGGTAACCGTGAATTTTGGGAAATGTCTAAAAATATGGGGTCCGACGATGAAGACGAAGCGTATGATCCTAACAAAGCCAAGAAAGCCAGTAAAGGTGGCAACATAAAAGTTAAGAAAACGAATTGGTAATCTCGGGCGCAGAATACAAAATATCACGGTTTTATATAAATGGCGACCCCTTCCGATAATAAGCAAATGCCGGTCACGACAAGCACCGCACAACCTACCATGTCTGTATCGCAATATTTACAAAAATATTGGAATAATACGGTTGGTTACTTTTCTTCGCCGAAAAAACCCGTTGAGCCTCCTACCTCTGTTCCTGTCAAGAGCGAGGGGGGAGGTCGTAAAAAAACGCAGAAACGGGGCGGATATGTTTACGGCAAAAATGTTCAAACGTCGCGCTCCAAATCCAACACTAGGACGAAGACCAAAGCCAAGACGCAATCGAAAAAATCTCGGGTTTAAATGTCAATTGTTTCGACACCTTGGGACTCTGCCGCCTTCTTTAGCAATTCGTTGCGGATATTCACATTGGCGTTCTTTTCCGCCACTTCTCTCTCCTCGAAATTGATCTTTTCGCGGACACCCACCAGGTCACCGTCCTCGTTGATGGTCTGGGTCAACACATTTCCACTCTTTTTAGCCAATTCAATGTTCTCCTGAATAGCCTTCTTCTTGGTTTCTTTGACGCGGCGCTCAAATTCCTCCTTCGCGCGGGCCTCGTTCTTAATCTTCTCGTTGTGGAGCTGGTTGAGTTCCTCTTCCATGAATTCAATGCGACCAGTCTTATACGCATCGGGATCCCAGGGAATCCACATACCGACCGGGCCAACGTAAATATCGTGATTTGGATCCACTTCACGTAACTTCTTACAGCGCATCTCGGCCTCTTCCTGCGTGGAGTACACCCCGCGAATTTTGAGGCCCCGGGTCGAGGTTTGAAACGCATGTGCGCGTTGAAAAGTCTCGTTGAGTTGATCCTCGTTGCCGTCCATGAAATTCTTGTAATCATCCTCTATCGAGGTTGATTTCAAATTAGCCTCCTCTTCTTTAGTAAAATCGTTGAAATCGGAAATGACGCTGTCGACCTTTAAGTTGTACTTGTAGGCAATGAAATTAAGGAAATCTTTGAATTTGGACATGGATTTGGTGAAATCCCACTGCTTGACAAATTGGTCAAACAAGAAAACTTCGCGTTTTTTCAAGATTTTTTCCGGAGACACGAAAGACATGCAGGCGAATTTTTGTCCGGCAATCGGCGCATCTTCGTCACACAAATCAATATATTTGGGGTTGGGTTCTCCGTTGGGGAGGGTTTTTCTTTCAAACGGTAGATTGGACATTACTCAGTGATATGTATTTAGTAAAGATTTTGTTTAAGTGATTATGTCGAAATATATATTTTTTTGTTGGGCTATAATATATTATAACAATGAGCGGTATTGCTTTTGACTTTAGCGAACTGATTAAACGCGCCATCAAATACATCATCGAGGGTATTATGGTGGCGATTGCGGCGTATGTTATCCCCAAGAAGCAGTTGAACATTGAGGAGGTGGTCATCATCGCGTTGATGGCGGCGGCGACGTTCTCCGTGTTGGACGTCTTCATTCCTAGCATGGCTGGTGCTGCGCGTTCTGGAGCGGGCTTCGGAGTGGGGGCGAATTTGGTCGGATTCCCTAGAATGTAAGAGCATAAATGGTAAGGAAAAAAATGGAAATTAAAATGATATAAAAATATAAGTTTTATATTATTGTACAATGAACCAAGAAAAATTACTGGAAAAAATTAGTATTTTAGAGGGCGAAAATGCTTCATTGAAGGAACAGTTACAAAAATATAAGAATACACAAAAAGAATATTATGAGACACACAAAGACGCAGTTATACAAAAGGCTAACTGCCGATTAAAAAAACTATCGGAAGAAAATCCCGAAAAAATAAAAGAGTACAGAAGAAGCGCATATTTGCGATACAAAGCGAAAAAACTAAAAGAATCTGAAATAAAAAATACTTAAATAAAAGTATTTAAAATTACGAGTCTTTGTCAAGAAATTACTCAGAATCCGAGGAGAACAGAATAATATTTTATGACGAAATTTTGTAACATCATAATATACTAAGATGTTACAAACTACGAAACGTAAATGGTCAGCTAAATACAAACGCAGCATAAATTGCCGCAGACCACGCGGGTTCTCCCAACGTCAATACTGCAAGTACGGCCGTAAAACGCGTAAAACCCGTAAAATACCCTCATAATGTAAGATGGAGAACGTAAATTCCCAACTACAGATCATTCTGTGTCGGCTCAAATATTTAGAAAACGATGTGAGAAAATTGAAAGCGAAAAACCGCGCACACACATTAAAAAATCTCACAAACCTATCTGCGAAATCTCGTCCGGATCGCTCACCTAGACGCACTTACAAACGTGTTCCCTCATCTGAACGCAAATCCGTCTCCATGATGTCGTATTCCAAGTCGCGCAGTTCGAGACAACCGAAAACGGGCAGGGATGTGATTTTACCCACCGGAGAGAGGAAATTCGTGCCCGACCTCGAGTACGGAGAACGTATACAGTTCTACGATGCGACCAATACGGCACACGTAGGTACCGTCGTGAATACGCTGGATCACGACGTACCAGAAGTCGAATATGATACGAACAAACGCGCTCGTATCTATTACTATCCGGATAAAGACCGGTACGAAATTGTCAGGTAACCCCCAAAAAACTTGGCCACACTAAAATTCGAGAGGAGGTAAAAATGCCACAATACCCGACACAATCAGCGACAAGTGGGAATACAGATGAAACAATATATGGGATTTGCCGGCCCATTTTTTTCGCGACGCCACGTTCGATTTGTAGATAAACCAAAACGTTACGAGCGCCATTCCCGAAAATAGAATTAAATTATTTGTATTGATAAATAATTTGTATATCAGCACGGATAGAATCCCGATTCTCGCCATGGCCGCATCCATCGTATGAAATACCGAATTTTCGACACTATCTATCCAAAACATGGCCGACGCAAAAGAAACGGTGAAAAATAATACGATGAAAAAGGGATTCGTGGTAAATAAAATCGGAACTAAAAACCCGAAACTGGAAATTGTCAATATGTATTTCCAAAATACATCGCCGACCCGTTTCATTGTAGTATAGGTATATTTTTAGCGGTCTAAACCGTGGGAAAATACTGCCAGCCCAGTTCCGCACACACTTCTTTCCAAATCAGGTCCATCTGTCGCTGTTTGATGAGATCGCGCAACAACGGAATATACGGCAAATACTGGGTTTGGTCCAAGAGCACACACAATTGATAGAGGGTATACGTGTAATTGAAAAAATTGGTGCGGTCGGGTGGACAATGAATGGCCCAGGGTTTTTGTATTTCGATGAAAAGAATACACAAGGTTTCGTGAAGTTCGTCGCTCATGATGGGTGGACGGATACCGAAAATCGAGTTAATATACTGAATGTGCTCGAAATATTTGTTGTAGCCCAATTTCCGCAAAATCTCGCGCATTTTGTCATAATTGAGTTCTTTCGCATAATCCTTGATGCGTTCTTTTTTTATGCGACGTTTGATGTCTTCAATGACATGTTCTGGTATTTGGGTGGTTTCTTTAGCCTGGAATTGGGATAAAATCTCTTTGAAATGATTCAGACGAATATAAGCCGTATAAGAGACTTCGTTGGGAGGTTCTTTATTGGATGGTTTGTTGCTGTCCACAATGTAGCTGATGAATTTCCCACATTCCAGGTTATTACAAATAAGAATACCTTCCTCGTCTTGAGGAATGAATTCACCGGCCTTGCAAAACGTACACGTATCAACGGGTACGATAAAATCTTGAATATTGGTAATCTCGTTGTCCACATTTTTCCAGTATTGGTTGATGTTTTGCTTAATTTTGGTTTGGTTATCTGTACCGGTTTCCGATTCCTTGGGTTTTACCTTGAAAAACGAATTGAGAACGTTGACATTCTGTTTTTCTCCCGAGGATATTTTCTTCTTTTCTTCAAAGTAATTGAAAATGTAGGTCGAATTTTCGAGAAAATAGGTTTTCTTCTCTCGTTTAAGAGATTTTATTTTTAGTTTGAGCATCTCAATCTTGTCTTCTAGTTCAATACGTCGGTCGATGAGTTTACCGTCGTTTTCACTGCTGGATTCTATTTGTTGGATCAAATCGTCCATCTCGTTTTGGGTAATTTTGATTTCTTTTCGCAATTGAGGTATGATCTCGACGTCTATTTTGTTGAAATGTTCCAACATTTGGGAATGCTTTTTATCGATAGTATGGATACAAGGATTACGTTTTCGTATGGAATTTTTTAGCGCAGTCGATTCCATAGTTAATATGTGGCGTCGTGGTTATTTTTATGCTGAATATAATACGGTATTTGGTATATATTTTTTGGGGGGAAAGTTTTTATCCTATACCTTCCTCTATTGTTCTATATAAATTTTGTGGTAAAATATGAAAAATCCGGATAAATCTCAAAAAAGAACGCAAAGTGTGTAAATTGAAGAAGAATTAAATACAACAATATTTTATTGTTGTATCACGATCGATGGATGTCCCAAGTACGATTAAAATGAATCGTACAGATTTTAGAAAAATGGCATTCATAATGAACGCTCTCAACCAAGGATGGACGGTGAAAAAAAACGGCGACGAATATATTTTTTATAAAAAACACGAGGGGAAAAAGGAGGTTTTTCGGGAAGATTATTTGCGAGCCTTCATTGAATCCAACCTGGTTTTAGGTCAAAAAATCACCTATGGAGGAATGTAGACCCATTCTTATATTTTTAGGGATTTTACCGCAGAATTTCGGACGGTTCCAATCCCGCCCGCCGCCAAACTTCCCGGTTTGTAATAAACCCGAGAGTTATCGGTGAAAACGGGTTTCATTTTATTTCGAATCAACCTACTACGAGTAATAAATACACCGGGAACACCTAAATACGCAGGATTAAACGAATATGTTGGGTTGGCAGATGGCATGGTATATACGTTACCGTAAGATTATATTTATCACAGTGTGTGTAACCCTACAATATGTTGTATGTTGTAACTTGAAACCGCTTGAAAAGAAACCTGGTTATAATGTATCGTTATAATGCGATATATTATAACTGCCATGAAAAAATTATTGTCCAAAGAGTTGCCCAATCCGGTAGGTAGGTGGAGAGTGGAACAGTGCAACACAAGGATGAACCATAAAATCGATTGGTCAAACGAAGATCACTGTGGGCCCTGCGGTCAGTACGCGCTGGAAAAAATGAAAACGGAGTCGGATAAAAACATCGCGGTTCGCTTACAGAGGTGATTACTGTATCTAGTAAAACAGTTCCAAAATATCGATGGTCTTTTCACTCGGAGAGGCCATACATTGTTGTATCGTGTTCAAGAGGGTTTCGATGCGCATGTTCCATTCCGGTTGTTTGGAGACAGGAATGGAATACACCCCCAATTTGTTGGTTTTCCAACAGGAGGTCACTTTTTTACCGTCGTCATTGATATAGTCGTCGGGATTGAACCGGATAAACACGATGGGTCGGTGTCCAACGTCTTGGGAAATTTCCATCATACGTTTATTTTCACAGGTGCTTTCGTAATCTTTGTGACGATTTTCGTCTATTTCTACAATGATAATGTGTGAGCCGTAATCGAGAAGTAAATCGGGACGACGCTTGGAACACCCGTCTTGGACCTTTTTGTCGGAAACCCAGGTAAAATCGGGAAATCGTTCCAATACGTGTTCTACCACATTGCGCTCTTTGGTCTTGTAATTTCTGACCACCTCGATTTCTGGACAAACGTGAATACAACACGTTAGACAATAATTGTTGTAGCGTTTGATGGCCATTTTGTCACAGAATGTAGATTGACATAATGATGAACCTCCGCATTCTTTACACCGTGGTTTGTATTTTCCATGGTCACAATAAGCGGTCGTTGAACATACTTTACAATTGTTTCTTGTAATATGATGTTCGCAGTGATAATAAGTAGGATTACAAATATTACACTTATCACGTGTCTTGTTATGCTGGCATGTACGCTCCTCTTTACATAATTGACATGTCGCTTTTCGGTTATTATGTTCACAAAATAATAAATGTACACAATCTTTACATCTATCTTTACGGTTTTTATGGTGACAAATTGAGTTACCCCCACACTCAAAACATCGGTATTTAAATATTTGATGTTGACAGAGTTCGGTACCGCCACATTCAGGACACCTAGATTTACGTTTTTTATGAATACAGATTTGACTTCCACCGCAGTCAACGCAATATCTTTTTCTTTTGCCGTGTTCACATTGTGCAGACATATACAATTCCTAAATATTTTATAATTAGAATGTTCTCGCATCTATTCTTTATATCCGTTTTCAGGTATATTTGGAGAAAAATCGCCTAACAACGAAGGACGAACTCCAGCGTTGTTTAGCTGTTTTTGCGCGGCTTTCTTTTCCGCATACCTGCGGTTGTATTCCCTTTTCTTTTCTTTAGAAACTACGAAATTCCGTGACTTTTCTTTCAATTCTTCTTTGTGGTTTTCATAGTACGTTTTCTTGCGCGAGGGTGCGGTGTACCTCTTCAGGTGTTCTTTAGTGGATTCTAGTTCCATTATAAGCTCATCGTATACCCTTTTTAGTTCCTCATATTTTTCTAGTAGTATTGTGTAGTCGGTCATGTTTCTCTGTATTTAGCAGAGATATCTTTATGTTCTTTTTATATAAATATGCTGGCATGATGATTTATTTATTGGATACAGTAACTGCTGAAGGTGCTGTAAATAAACAGCAATGTTTTTATATTATTTTGTATTAATATAAAAATATGTATACTTCGGAAATTATTTTCTTTAGCAATAGTATAATATAAAATATGGGGGGTGCACTCATGCAATTGGTCGCTTACGGTGCTCAGGACGTTTTCCTCACGGGAACTCCTGAGATCACCTTCTGGAAGGTGTCTTACAGACGCCACACGAACTTCGCGATGGAGTCCATCGAGCAGACCTTCTCTGGTCAGGCGGACTTTGGTCGCCGTGTCACGTGCACGATCTCCCGCAACGGTGATTTGTGCTACCGCACTTACCTGCAGGTGACGCTCCCTGAGATCAACCAGGGCATGGCGGCGCCTGGCACGAACGGTGTCTATGCCCGCTGGATGGATTTCATCGGCGAGCAGCTCGTTGCGCAGGTTGAGGTGGAGATTGGTGGTCAGCGCATTGACCGCCAGTACGGTGACTGGATGCACATCTGGAACCAGCTCACCTTGACGTCCGAGCAACAGCGCGGTTACTTCAAGATGATTGGTAACACGACTCAGCTTACCTACATCACGGATCCCACGTTTGCGGGTGTCAACGGCCCCTGCGCGGGCACGACGGCCCCTGCTCAGGTGTGCGCTCCTCGCAACGCCCTCCCCGAGACGACGCTCTACATTCCCCTCCTTTTCTGGTGGAACCGCAACCCCGGTCTTGCGCTCCCTTTGATCGCTCTCCAGTACCACGAGGTCAAGATCAACCTGGATCTTCGCCCGATTGGTGAGTGCCTCTGGGCGGTGAGCACCTTGGCGGCCACGACGGGCATTGTCACGGTGTCGGCGGCCTACCAGCAGTCCTTGGTGGCGGCCTCTCTCTACGTCGACTACATCTTCCTCGACACGGACGAGCGCCGCAAGATGGCCCAGAACCCCCACGAGTACCTCTTCGAGCAGCTCCAGTTCACGGGTGACGAGTCGGTCGGTTCCTCTTCGAACAAGATCAAGCTCAACTTCAACCACCCTTGCAAGGAGTTGATCTGGGTGGTCCAGCCGGACGCCAACGTCGACTACTGCTCTGCTTTGGATGCCACGCAGACCCTCTACCGCACGTTGGGCGCCCAGCCGTTCAACTACACGGACGCTCTGGATGCGCTCCCCAACGCCATCCACGCGTTCGGTGGTCCCGCGGAGACGTCGGGTGCCAACGCGTTCATCAACGCCTCGGGCCTCTTCCAGTTGGCGGGTGGTGTGGATGTTGTCCCCTCGAACACGTCGAATGCCGGCGAGTGGGCGAGCAACAACACGTCTTACCCCGCGTTTGACGCCACGGGTCCCGTCGTCACGGCTTCTGGCCTCTCCGATGCCGGCACGTTCGTGCTTGCCGAGACGGCGCTTGACATGCACTGCTGGGGTGAGAACCCTTGCGTCACGGCCAAGCTCCAGCTCAACGGCCAGGACCGCTTCTCTGAGCGTGAGGGTTCCTACTTCGACGTGGTTCAACCCTACCAGCACCACACCCGCAACCCCGACACGGGCATCAATGTGTACTCGTTTGCTTTGCGCCCCGAGGAACACCAACCAAGTGGCACGTGCAATTTCTCGCGCATTGATAACGCCGTGCTCCAACTTGTGCTGTCGTCAGCGACGGTCGCGGGTACCGCGACGGCCAAGGTGCGTGTGTATGCCGTGAACTACAACGTGCTCCGCGTCATGAGCGGAATGGCGGGTGTCGCGTATTCCAATTAAAAAGGGTAATGTGTGGAACGTCCACTTTAGCAAAATTATTCTTTGTTTTTCATAAAAATGACTATTAAATACGGTAAAAGGATTGATTTGTATTAAAATATAAATCAACCGCGGTGTGACATACAAATATACGTTTTACTTTTGATATTTTAAAGCAAAAGTAATATAAAGAAAGTGTATGTAATATACATATAATATCATGGATTGCTCTCTAAATATTGTACATTTGATTGAATCAAACCCCATCACCAAGCTCTCAAACACTTACAACAGTCGTTTCTTGACAAAAATAAAAGAAACGTTTTCGGAAACACAACAACAATTATTTGTTTCGTCGTTTTATTGTTATCTAAATTACAACCAATCTACAGATTTTGTTATTGATTTGGACAATGTATGGCAGTGGTTGGGTTTTAGTCAAAAATATCATGCGAAAACCTCATTAGAAAAAAATTTTATAGAAAACACACACTATAAAATTTTGCTACCGCAATTGCGGGAGCAAAAAAATGAGGGTAGAGGAGGGCACAATCGCGAACAGATTATGTTGAATCTTAAAACGTTCAAACTATTTTGTATCAAAGCAGGAACCAAAAAAGCCAACGAAATACACGAATATTTTGTAAAATTGGAAGAAATATTACACGAACTTGTTCAAGAAGAAAGTGATGAATTGAAACAACAACTAGAACAAGCGACCACTCAAATACAACATATTGAAGAAAAGCACAAGCACGATTTGGAAAAAAACAAACTACTCGAACGCGAAAAAATACTCCGGCGCGATTATGCCACCAAAGGACCTCTCATCTACATCATTCGCGTCAAATCCTACGAAAATGGGCGCTATGTTATTAAAATTGGGGAGAGCAGCAAGGGTATCGAAGGCCGTTACAATGAACACAAAAACAAATACCCCGAATGTGTACTGTTGGACTGTTATCCCGTCGTGAAAAGTCGCAATTTCGAAAAATTCTTACATAGCCATGAAACCATCAGAAAACATATTGTGCGGGATTTGCCGAACCACGAAAAGGAGAACGAGTTGTTTATGATTGGCAAAGAGTTGGCATACGGTATGGTGACCCGCATTATTGATGCCAACCTACAAAAATTCAATGAATTTACTCCGAGTGATTTCAAGCACATGTTGGAAGAAGTGGTGTCTAGCCAATTTGTTTCCGAAAACCGGATAGAATCAACTACCTCCGCGGATACAAACGAATTATTACGCCAGGTTCTCCAAAATCAAACCACCATCCTCGAGCGTTTGGCTCACCTAGAACAAAAAATACACACACCACCAATCACGATAAAAACTACCACCAACTTCGGAGAACCCCTTGTCACTCTTGGGCCTCGATTACAAAAAATCAATCCGGAGAACCTTAGCCTCGTCCACACCTACGAATCGGTGGCAGAATGTCTGAAAGAATCCAACTATAAATTGAAACGACCCAGTATCGAAAAGGCGGTACGCGATAACACCATTTACGGCGGTTTCCGTTGGACCTACTGTGCCCGCGACACCGACCCCACGACGTTGGGTGAAATCGCGCCGACCAAGCCTACGCGTCCCCAAAATCTGGGATACATCGCAAAACTGAATGCGGACAAAACCCAAATAATTCATGTGTATCTGGACCGAAAAACCGCCGCCACAGAAAACGGATTTCAGCCCGGTTCTCTGGATACGTCGGTAAAAGTGGGGGCGATTGCGCGTGGACATTATTATGCTTTGTACGACAAATGTGATCAGGCGTTAATAACCCAATTCGAGAATACCTACGGAGAACCCGTTCTCTATAAGGATGGAGTGGGAGTATTCAATGCCAATTCTGAACTACTTCAAGAATTCGTGTGTAAATACGACTGTATCAAGCAACAGAACATCAGCGATAAAACGCTGAAAAAGGCACTCGACGAAAACGTTCTTTACCAGGGCCATTTTTATCGCCGCATAGGAGCCAAAACATCTACGGGGTCCCACGGAGACCGCAGGTCCCCCTAATCTTTTATCATTATAATTATATAAGTATCCGCAAATGGAACCTATTTTAGAGAACCGATATGTGTTGTACGCGGTTATTTTCGTGTGTTTTTTGAATCTCATGGCGGACATTGCGGCCCACGAATTCTTGTTCGTTTTTTGTTTTTTGGGGATGGTTCTCCTGTTGGACTTTGTCATCGAAAACAAGACACTCTTGTTGTTCCTCAGTTTCATGGTGACCAATGTTCTCCTGTTGAAATTCAAATACAATCAGATGAAATATTATTATCTGTACTTACAAGGGTCCGACAATCGGTCCAAGGTGCCCTCTTACGTTTCCATGTAAAATCACTGTTTCGCCCAAAAAACGATATAAAAACTCGCACCCAGGTTCTCCATATTTTGATAAAGAACGAGAACCCCCGATAAAAATGTCGTTGTCCACCAATCCGCACAGAACCCAGAATGACTTGTTGTTGGCCACGTTGATGCGGTTTTACGAGAACCGAGACTACCTGAAAAAAATGGTGGCAATTATCAACGGTGAAACCAAACTGTCGTTACGTATTGTAGACTGGTTTGTAACAAATTATGCCAAAAAATATTTTACGGTGTACGAACTACCGAACCATTTGTGTGAAATGACGCGGTTCAAGGTATACAACGAGTATAAATTGAAACTGAAAGCCTACAGTAAACAGCGGTTTGACAGTTTTTGTCGTTGGGAACGCATTGTGGTGCCGTTTGATGATAACACCAACATTGAGACGACGTTGGGACAACTGAATTTTTTCAAATGGGCAATCGAGAACCGTATTTTAGAATACATTGAAGCAAATTACGAAGATATTGAACGGGACATGAATGTACGCAACAGTACTTCCCGGCGTAAGAATTCCCCCGTGGAGCACGTTGGAGGGGGAGAAAACGGGAGCGGGAAAACCCGTAAAAAGCGGGAAGAATTGTCGGTGTCGGCGTGCAAATGTATTAAGAAGGAGACGGTGAAGATTGTGGTGAAATTTAATTGAGGTGTAATGAGTATATTATTGTGCTCATATATTATAGTGTATACCATATATTAGAGCATGTCGAGTCCGGTTCCAAGTTCGAGGGAGGATTTAAGACAAAGAATCATGACCATTGAAAGTGGAAAAACTAAAGCAATGCCCGAAGCATTGCCCGAAGCAGTACACGTTGAAGCAGTACCCTACTATGACGAAACACCATATCAAGTGGTAACAGCTAAACCTCTGATGGTAGACGATTATTATACTGATATGGTGATAAAAGAAATAAAAGAATTACAAACTATAGCACGCGATCGAAATAAAGAAAACCATGACCTTTTACTTTTATTAAAAGAAATTATTACGAAACATGTAGATTCTCAAGATAAGTTACATACACAAAAAAAAACGGTGGATGATGAATTAAAAGAATATATCGGCGATGAATTAAGAGTAATGGAAGAATTGATGAAAAAAGATGGATCTTCTTTTTCCACGCGGTTAAAAAAATTTATAGAAAATAAAGCATCCGATTTAATAAAAGAAGTGGAACAATTAAAACGAGATATAAAACGCATAGATACATTGGAAACTACAGAAAAGTCTAAAAAAAAAACTTCTGATTCTACTGAGTATTCGAATGATCCTGTAAAATGCTTTTCTGATAAATTGAAATATATTTTGGAAATTAAAATCATGGATTTGAGTAAAAAGGACGAATACCCTCCCTATCTCTCGAATTTACAGAAGAAATTAGAACAATATTACGGAGAATTGACGCGATTTGCGGATAAAAACCCCAACAGCAGAGAAACAATAAACATAATCAAAGAATTTATGAAAAAGTCCAGCTCCAGCTCCAGCTCCAGCTCCAAGTTACAAGAGGCGGTCGAATGCGCCTTACACGTTTTTCTGGTGAAACAACTTTTATACGGATGTGAATCGACTGACCTGGAGGACTGTAATACTTCGCAAATACAGTCAATTGTTTACCGATTTTATGAGAAAATATCAAGCATTCTGAAACCCGCAGAATTGGAGACCCCCGTGGACAATAGGTTGTGTCATTTACACACTGCGATGTTTATAACCGGAAATTACATGTCATTTTTTGACGGATTTGATGAAGAAACGGTCAATCAAACCATTAGCAACCCTGATTCAAAACAATCCGAACACCGAACAATATTAAAAATACGCACTATCATCAACAACAGCTATTTAAAAATCCGCGAATGCTTTTTGGAAAAATGCTGTTTGGATGAAGACGACCGTGAATGTGAGGATTGCGATAGTGTGGTGAACCCTCAGCATGATGAACTACCACTAAGTGAATCACCACCAGCATCAGCACCACCACTACTGCCACCTACACCACCAGCACCGCCACCTACACCCCGTGCGCCACCACCATCACCGTCACAGTCACCGTCACAGTCACCGTCACGATCTCCGTCACCTTCACAGGATTCGCTGAATTCCGAAGATGTGACTGAGAATCTGTTATCGCCACGACAGGTAGAATCGGATATAACCGGGCCGGCTGTATCACCATTAACTACGAGACCACCATCACCTACGAGACCACCATCACCTACGAGACCATCAACCTCTCATACATCCAAATCTACTACATCAAGTAGCACAAGAACGCAAGCCTCCGCTCATGGTATGCCAGAAAAGCATGTTTTAGATACGTTGTATTATTATACAACAAAACAAAACCCAGTCAAAATTAAGTTTTTTGATAAACAAAATGGCTTTTTGGGAGCAACTTTTAAGAAATCTTTAGAAAGTACAGACACAAGCTCGAAAAAAATTTATGGTATGTTATTATTTGAAGAAGGTGACCAACCAAAAACATTGTTGGGTTTATGGAATTATGATGAGGAAAAGCCAGAAGAAGACAGAACGAAAAATAATTGTACATGGGGTGTAGTACGAATAAATGATGAAAACCGACCTTTTAAATATAAAATGATAGATGGAAAAAAGGAAGATGATACTAATAAAATGCCAATTATAGAGAATCTTGACGAAAAAAATGGAAAAAGTTACAGCAGTAAAGAAGAATACAACACAATAGTTGCCACAATAGTTGCCAAAATAGTTGCCGAAAAATAACTCCCTCCAAAATCAACATAAAATGATGATGTACAATAATTACAACATCATCATTCAAAATCACTGGACATGTCCCGATTTGTCACGGCCCGAATTGAAATACCCATTGAAATCAAAGTGGATGGCACTTACATAAAACACAGCGACCGCACTCAGGTAAATTTTTACCAATGCGATATACTTCCGCCCAAACAGGACCACGAAAGCATGCGGTTCGCCGAAATACTGGAAAATCTATTTGCGGGTGCGGAGGATCCCCTCATCCGCGTGAAACCACACCCCCCGTCGCAACCAAATTCCGACGGCGAGGAATCGGAAAGTCTTACCCCGCCCGATGCGTCGCCCGACGAATTCATCACATCCGAAAAAAACTCCGTCGACGACTACGACGACCAATATTCCATATCTACATTGATGTCGGTACGTTCACAGCCCCTTACCGAGGCCGAATTGGAGGAATATTTTGTATTAAAGTCGGAAATCGGCACCGCCGGACCCAAACCTCCCAGTAAAAACACGTCATTTAAACGTTACGAATCACGTGCTCCTAGTAGCCACTCACATAATCTATCGGTAAGACGGAGAAGATAACGCTGTTTTCGCGGTGTATTTCGGTCTCAGTTCAACCACAACGGTTTTTGGTCTTGAATATTGACCGCGACGGGTCGGGGCATGATCAGTGGCGTACGATCACAAATATTCAAACTCGTCAACGGTTTGATGGCGGGTGTTATTTGCGCACGCGGGTTCTCCAAATCGCACGATCCGATTCCAAACAGTTGTGTTTCAATGTCGCAGGAGTTGGTCGACAATTCCGACCGAGGGATGCGTGCGCCGATTAAGCCCAACCCGGGAAAATGAGTTTGCTGCGCGATACCGTAAGGTGAGTGAAGATAGAGGGTTTTTTCGCCGGGAGATAGACTGGCCTTTTTATCTAATCGGTAATCTCCGGGCATATTACGGTTACGGGTAGACGTCATAGCTATAGATATTAAATGCGATACTATATAGTACTCTCCTATTTTTTCAAGAGTTTTTGTCGCAGTTCCGCCCATTCCTTACAGTGAACCAGCGACGCTTCTCCGCCTTGTAAAAAAACGACGAGCCCGGCATAAAATCCCGCAAAATAGTCGTACGACATTAAAACGGCTAAACCAATGTCCATCTTTTCGGAAAACATGACCGCAGCGGCGGCCAAGTAGAGTTCCTGGAATGCCGCCGAATCACGCGTGTGTTCAAAAATAACGTTCATACCCTGTTCCACTGCCCCCGTATCGAACAAAAGTTCGTCGCGAGTTTCTTCGTCAAATTCCCCGAAATTGGGATAAGTGTTGTACATGTGAACCAGCATGCTCCCAATGTCCATTTTAAAGAGAACGCGCAAGCGGTCCCGGTAATCACGGTTGTTGTCGTAGGTGATTGTCGGTACATCGATATTCAGCGAGGATGCCATGTCGAAATATTCCGTAGATAATGTTATGGTATCAAATCATCATTTATGTTGATTTGGTAGATGATTATTTATTTGCGGCCACGTTTCTCCGTGTGCTTGTGGCGTTTCCCACCCATTTTCATCGGGTGAGTCATAGCATTACCACCCATTTTCATCGGGTGAGTCATAGCATTACCACCCATTTTCATCGGGTGAGGCGTAGCATTACCACCGCGCTTGGATTTGCGCATAGACTTGCGTTTACCGTTCGTGCGGCGCTTTTGGCGGCGGCCGCCCGTGGTGAAAACACCCGCGGGACTCAAAGACGTGTAGGTGCTATCGTTAGCGTAATTGGCGGGGGTCAACGGGTTCGTGCTGTGCATAATGATGTAAATCAATATACAATGTGGGTATATTTTTATTTATTACGATTTTTTCGTACCAATACGAGAAGAAACAAACGCACATCTCGGTCAATCTAGTTCATCTCTCGCGTGGGAACACCTCCACGGGTCCAACCGTTGAGGGCCGCCTCTTCCACGGAGTAGGCAGGATTCGTCACACGTTCTTTCACGTCGCTCATCAAAGGATAGGTCGTATAGTCGATGTAGGCCTTTTCGGAAATTGTCGCTAAACTCTTCTTATCGCTGACGGCCTCTCCTTGTTGGAGTTGAGACTCCAGAACGGGATTGGCAGAGCCTTTGCCTAAATAGGGGACCGTGGCGAAAGGGCGTTGAATGAGCTGAACCGGCTCAAACGCACGTTCCTGCTGGTTTTTAATCAACAACAGCGAATCGTAGTCGATCGCACTGCCGGGAATACCGACCCCCCCGCCGTTACCGCGGAAATTCACGCTGGGGAATTGCGTGGCGAAATCGACGTGAGTACGCGACATCATACCGATGTTCATACTTTCCAACATGTAGTTTGCGTAACGCGTGTTGGCTAAATTACGCTGAGTGTTATCGGTGTTATCTGATCCGATACGCGCCATATTGTTAAAATAAAAATCACTGGTAGTTGTCATAACAATAAAAATATAAATATACTATTATAATAATATAGTATATTTTCCCCTGCGCGCGGAGGGTGGTTGTACGCCCCCCCACTCATCCATCACACCCTCTTAGTTATTACCCCCAATACGCAATTAATAATTGTTGTAACGAGGTAAATTGCGAGCAAGCGCAAACGGATTACCGTCGCGGGATGAAACCATGGAACCATAACAAAATTCCGCAAACCCCGTTTGATCGTTGGGAATGGTAGTGGCCGGGTTGGAATTGAACTGGCGCAGCGATTGTTCAAACACGTATTGTTCTCCTAAATCCTTAAACAATTTGTCGGAAATATCGGGCTGGCCCGGATTCAAATCGCTGACCAACTGTTTGGCCTGTTTGAGAATGTTATCATTCACGCTGTCTACAAACGCAGGCGGGGCGGGTTTTTTATCCGGGTTGTATTCATAATCGGGAATCAACACATTACTAAACGGGTTATTGGACGAGGGTTTATCAAACACCTCCGGATTTTTGGTATAATTGAATTTTTTCAGCACTTCGTCGGCCGGATTCGCAAACCCTTCCAATGCATCTTCTTGCTCTTTCAGTAACTTACGCTGTTTTTGTTCGCGAAACGTGTAAAGGAAATAAATTGCCGCCAAGGTAATCAGCGACACCACTAACAGCCGTACACTGCGTGTGAAAATAAACCCCACCACGGCCAACACAATAACGGCACGGGAAATGGCGTTTAATTTTTGGCTGTAGGACATGGAATCCACGGGGAAAAATTCTAAAATATACTCGTTTTTGAACAAAATGTTGGGATTTTCTGACCAAAACGGCACGGCAATGGTATCTGCCGTGGGTCGGGATAAAATATCTAATTCATAATTAACCTGTTTTTCATTTTGTACTTCCATTGTAACCCTATATATCCTATAATATATTTATTCATATATATTTTCGAGAATATCGGCTCGCATCATGGATTCATCCGTCTTGAAATGATTCGCATTTTTCTTCTTGTGGGACGATTTTCAGGATACATTTCGTTTTTTTGCCGTAAAGAGGTTCAATACATCCCTTTTCGTTTATTTTATGGTGTTTTTTGGCCGTTTTAGTCCATACGCGGGTTCTAAATTTGATTTGGTTGAGATCTTTGATACACCGAGCGCGGAAATGTTCGTAACGTTCGCGGACCATTTCGTAGGTGAGACCCGATTTCTTACCCAGCATTTCGTTAATGAGTTCATGTAAATTATAAATGTATCTGGAAAAGGTTTCGCGTGATGCCATGTCGGTCAAGGTGAGGGGTAATTTTTTGAAATTCTCGCGCAAATTTTTACGACACTTACCGCAGGGTAAAACCCATTTCAGACTCCGAACAAAATCGATGTAGTGGTGTTTGTCTTCGTTGGTGGGATGGACCGGGTAATTGAAACTCATCGTGTGTAAGTAATGCCACATGCTCGGACCCCACACCGAGGTCAACATGCCGTCGTTGCTGTTGTAATCCTGTTCGGTGTATATGACGAAATTTTTATATTTTTCGGGAGAAATACGCCGGGTTGTCATATTGTTTTTGTCAACCACAGAATAGATGGACCGACCGGGTCTATATACAATGCGATTATTTTTTTGTCTATAAAATATAAGATTATTATATAGATCTAGGTCGCTATGTCCAAATTCATTAATTCCATCTACAATTATATTCGTCCTGTCACTAAATTTGCGTGGATCATTATCCTACTCGCAATTTTCGTAGTACTGTGTGTGTATGCCTACTACAACTTTGTTAAACCCAAGATGTCCAAGTCCCCTTCGACCAATGTTGCCAACGCCAATCGCCGTTCTCAAAATGCCGACATTTATTTTTTCCACGTGGATTGGTGCCCCCACTGCATTAAATCCGCACCAGAGTGGAAAAAATTCGCGGATAGTACTAACGGAAAGGTAGTGAACGGGTTTACCATTCATTGCCACGATGTTGACTGTACGGACAATTCGGATCCTCAAGTTGCGGCAATTATTCAGAATAACAAGATCAACGGGTTTCCCACGGTGAAAATGACATTTGACGACGGAACCACGGTGGAATTTGAATCCAATATTTCTCAACAATCTTTAGCCACATTTGTGGAAACCGTCACTACGCCGAATTAGACGGATTGCCCCCACCCACATTCGTATATTTCTAGCAAATATACGAACAATATATATGGCGGGTACCCGTAAAAAATATGAAGTAATTGGAGAGGGTAAATATGGGTGTGTACATAAACCGAGCCTAAAATGCCGAAAAAGCCGCAAACGCATTCAGTATAAAAACAAGGTGTCGAAAATCATGGAGACTTCCGAAGCAATACACGAATTGAGCGAGTACAACATCATCGATAAAATAGATCGTAACCGCGAGTATTTTTTGGGTATACCTATTCAGTGTTCTCCGCAACCGAGTGACACAACGAAACGCGCCATTCGTCAGTGCGAATCGTTTGACCCTAAAAATATTGATCACTACAATTTACTTGTCATGGAGTACGGCGGGGTACATCTCAAACAATTTGCGGACAAAATGAACGATGCCTATCGGGTTACACTGAATGCCCCTTCCGAACGCCAAAAGTTGACGGAGACCATGCGTGAATTTTGGACAGAAGTAAAACGGCTTTTTCAGGGGTTGGTCATATTCAAAAAAAACGGGGTCATTCATTACGACTTGAAACCACAAAACATTGTGTATAACATGGATAAAAATCGCGTAAATTTCATCGATTTTGGTCTGATGGTGGAAACCCGGGAGGCATTACAAGACTGTGAAACCTCCCGGGTGATGACCGATTTTCATTGGTCGTTCCCGCCCGAAATTATTTTGGCGGGTAAAAAGACGTTTCGGAGAACCCACGGTTCTCCGGAGAAAAAACAGAAATTATTCGGTAAATTTTTGCGCGACATTGATGATTACCAAGACGGCAAGTTGAATTACTTTATGGAGATGACGGTTGAACGGCAAAGGCCTCCCCCCGATACCACTACCAACATAAAAGAACAACACATCCAAGAGTTTCGTACCATGCTGTTTGATACCTTGGATCGTCACGGATATCATGAGTTTGTCCGTCTCTTTTTGGACAAGGTTGACGCATATGGGCTGGGTATTGCGCTGATTTACGTATTACATCAGACGGTACCTTTGATGCCCCCTCCCGCCGCGGCGGCCATGAACGCCCTATTTTTACGCATGGTGAATTTCAACGTATTTGAGCGCGTGGGTCCGGAAGAAGCCCAGAAAATCTACGACGCGATTATTCGACGTTATTATCCGTGAGAACCGGAGGTGATTTCGTACGGCAGTGAACCAAATCCGCCCCAATCTGAATCAGCCGCACCCGTTCTTCCATTGAAGAGGATGTATTAATGATCGATTCCAAATTAATGGCCGTGTCCGAGACCGTGTACTCGTGAGGAATATCATACACTTTGGCGCCTTGGTATACTTCGAGAATAATATCAAACATTCGGTTGAACGCCATATTAATATAGTCAAATAACGAGGATTTTTTATCGATAAGAACATCGCAAGAGGTATGTTGCTTGTTGATACCGAGTATTTCGTCGGGTTCTGCTCCGGTGTCTAAAATACATCTATTCAACGGATAGTTGGTGAGAAATCCCCCGTCAATATAACACTGTTTTTCGGTATCCTTTGGTTCGTCGCCTTCCTCTGTCTGCGTCGTGATAATATAGGGCTCAAATACCAGGGGAACGATACACGAACAATAAATCGCCTGGACGAGAGGCCAATCGGGATGGGTTTTGTAAGAAATATCGACCATACGCATACGATTCAGTTCGGTAGAAAACACGTGAATTTCGATGTGGGTCCGTTCGAAAAACTGTTGTAGTGTGATGTCTAGGGGGATACCGACCCCCGACAACAACGGGCTGAGAATTTCTTCGACAACTTTAATATTAAAGACCCCCTTGTGTTCAAAGATATTTAACATGGAATAGATGTCGAAATTGAAAAGCTTTTGCCACGGTCGCTTGATAAAATAGGTGTCGAGGATGTCCCAGTCGTAGCCCAGACAGAGAATCGCGGCGAGGATTGCGCCAATGGATGTACCGTAAATTGTTTGTATGTTTTCCAGTTTCCAGTGACCGCATTTGTGGGATTCACGTAGAATTCCGTAAAATGAAAATCCGGTGACACCACCTCCGGAGATAACCAGGTGTTTTATGTTCATTTCCGTTATCGGACATGTTTCGAGGTCGCAGTTTCCCGAAATATCTGGGGTGGTTTTCTCGAGTATCTCGGTCATTTCGTTGCGTAAACACCTAAAAAATCTTTATGTCTTGTATATATGCAAAACATAAACCATGTCGATATTTCTGTTTGATAACGAAGAAGAGACTACTACCAAAATCAACATCGATGATTTGTACCAAAAAAAACAGCGCCGCGATCTGAAACAAATCTCTATTTTTAACCGTATTTTGGGGAGAATACATAAGCGTATTCAGCATACGGCTTCTAAAAAACGCATCAATGAAAATTATGTGTGGTTTAATGTTCCGGAATACATTGTGGGAGAACCAATTTACGACAAGGGGGAATGTATCGGATATTTAGTATCGCAGTTGGAAAAAAACGGGTTTCATGTCAAGTATATTCACCCCAACACTCTGTTTATTTCCTGGCACAACTGGGTCCCTTCGTACGTTCGTAACGAAATAAAAAAGAAGACGGGCATCGTTTTGGACGAAAAAGGCAACGTGATTGATCGCAAAAACGACGACCGCGACGACACCCCGTTCCACATTATTTCGGAGAACCCGTTGGATAATATATTGTTTCAACAGCATAATACGGCATTGGCTTTGAACCAGCCTCAAAAAGAGCAGCAAAAATATATCCCGGTTAAAAACTATAAACCAACGGGTAATTTGGTGTATAGCAACGACATGTTTGAAAAATTGGAGAAGAAGATTACATAACCCGTGTGTGTTTTCTCGTGGTCCCGGGGCGCTGACGGCGTTTACGTGTTGAAGGTGGGGGCGGGCGTTTACCGCTTCCCCCCAAACCCACACCATAGAAATCCGTGCTATTATTACTTTCTATGGGCGATTTATTCGATTTCTCAATTTGTTTTGTTTTTTTGGTAGCGGCAACCGCGGGTACCAGTTCTGGTGGTCTCGATTGGGTTGCCTGTGCTGCTAGTTTTAGATTCTCTAATTGTTTTTCTTTTTCTTCTTTAAGCTCTTTCACTATTTGATCCCGATAAATTTCATATATTTTGTCTTTATATGACTCTTTTGTTTTATCCATGTCGGGTGAAAATGTGTATGATAAACCCACATGTGACATAAGTCTGATTCTATCGTTGAGAATTTCGGACAATTTCATACAAACTTTCCCGTCCAACGTTTTCAGTACGTGTTTGGTGATTTTTTTCGCAATTCCTTGAACCTCGGTCATGTTCTCCGACGAACGAACGATATGTAGATATACCTTTATACTACCTTTACATTTTTTTGAGCGATTTTCTGGACATTTTACGTTTGCGGGTTTGAGGTTTACGAGAGGTCTTTGGTAGGATACGACGAGATCCTCCGGTCACTTTTAGTTCTTTTTTAATATCTTCGGAAATTTTTTCTTTAAATTCACCGACGATTGTTTCACTAGTTTGTTTCAATTGTGTTGGCAACTGAACGGTAACAAACTCGTTAATTGCCTGTGTCACACGTTGATCCATCAACGTGGGTATTTCTTTACAAATTTGATTGTCTGCCAACTCTAGAGCACGCTTCAAAATTTTTTTTAATGCGAGTTCTATTGTTTCTGCAGTACCGGCCATGATACCAATAGTATCCGATATATAGTACACATATTTTTTTCGGTTCCACATTTTTTATAGAAAATTGATATGTATAATTCATCGTTATCGTATGACATTATACTACATTCTTCGTTCATCGATTATTTAACAGTCTACGTGTAACGAATTCAGGACAACTCTCTTAAATTCTTCTACCGTTTATATGGAAATACCCCCCAAAGCGGTGGTTAAAATACGTATCGTTCCTCCGAAGAAGGACAAGACAACTATAGCAGAAGCAGCAGAAGAAGATAAAAACGGAGCAAAACAATCAATCGGCGATGCTTATTCACGTAAATCACAACAAAAAACCCAAAAAAAACACAAGCTTTTGTCTAAAAAGGAAAAAACAAAGTTATGGGAAATGTTCGACGTTGACAAGAAAGAACTGGTATCTTCATGTGTGGACGGACCCCATAAAAAAATAGAGTGTATATGGTCGGAAAAGACGGAGCCGGATATAACGACCGGTACAATGGATTCCGTCCTACAATTGCCGCCGTCTTCCACACTGGGTTCTCGCACGGATTCCCTTGAAACAGACCTGTGTCATCTGTGTCATTCGTGTTTGATTATTGGAGACGACGGGTTTCCCACGTGCGTGAATTCATTGTGTGGACATATGAACATTAATATTTTGGATTATTCACCCGAATGGCGCTTCTACGGGGCGGACGATAAGAACCAAACCGATCCTACTCGGTGTGGGAACCCTATCAACCCTTTGCTGGTGGAATCTTCGTTTGGATGTAAAGTATTGGTCTCCAATTCCTCCACATACGAAATGCGTAAAATACGTAAATGGACGGAGTGGCAGTCCATGCCCCACCGGGAAAAATCACTCTACGACGAATTTCAGTTTATCACGATTATGGCACAAAACGCGGGTATTCCTAAAATTTTCATCGACGATGCCATCGCAATACACAAGGATATTTCCGAACAAAAGATGTTCCGAGGTATGAACCGCGACGGTATCAAATCCGCATCCATTTATATTTCGTGCCGGTTGAACGGTTGTCCACGCACCGCACACGAAATTGCCGAAATTTTCCGTCTGGATAAAACCAGCGCAACTGCGGGATGTTCCATGGCGGTCAAGATTCTACACAACATTGAGCGCAACTATGATCCTTCCCTACAAACCGATTTAGTATCCACTAAACCGATTGCGTTCATCGAACGGTTTTGTAGTCGTCTCAATATCAACGGCGAATTGACCATGTTGTCCAAGTTCATTGCGAATAAAGTGGAGGATCAGTGTATTATCAATAATAATACACCTCACGCGGTGGCGGCCGGTATCGTGTTCTTTATATCACAAAATTGCCAGCTGAATATCAGTAAGATGGATATCAAGGCGATTTGCGGAGTGAGCGAGGTGACCATCAACAAGTGTTTCAAAAAACTGGAAATGATCAAAGATCAACTGATCCCGCGATGCGTGTTGGAAAAATATGTGTGACTAACATGAGTGTGTAATATCTATGTTCTGGGTAATTTATTCATACGTTTTTTGGTAAGGCGTTTGTTTCGGCTGCCCGTTCCCGGTTTCGAACCTCCCTGTCTCGCACGTTTACGAGTCATACTCTCTGATTGAGACCGAGATTGAGACCGTGATTGAGATCGCGACCGTTTCATACTGATAACCGGTATTTGAGTACGGGATTTAGAGCGTTCACTCACGGCGGAACCAAACACTCGTTCTAAGAAACCGATAAACATACTCTTGTTCGGAAATGTTTTGCCGATCCATTTTTCCATAATTTTGTAGAGCGCTTCTCCCAAACTACCCCGAATTAGTTTTTGGGTGTATATGGTGCCATCTTTTTTCTTCTCTTCACCTTCTTTCTTGAGATACCGGAGAAAGTTAATTAAAAATTGCGCACTGACTGGTATGTTGATGTGAGTGGGATAACCGTTACTGTCACCTTCGAAAGAAATAACCTGAGCAGTGTCTATATTCAAATTATTGAATTCTTCCACCACTTTCAAAAATTCCTTGTAATTTCCGGAATTGATAAGAATTTTAATTTTACAGTATTCGTCTATCACTTCTAATTCGGCGCCATTCCGGGCATTTATGTACAAAAAACTGAACAAGTTGAGTTTGCTTTTAAACAGCCTTTTTTTGATTTTTTGTAGATCACTTTTGAATTGGTCTTGATTCTCCAGGACGTTTGCGGCGATTTCACGGGCGCTTTGTAATATCTTTTTCTCGTTTTCGTTGAATTCTTGTTGTTTGTTCATTTTCTCTCGGATAGTTTTTGCGGTCTCGGTTTCGCCCAAGATGAGATCAACTACTTCTATGTAGATTTCTCCCAAAAATTCAGACTCGTCAAACGGTTGATATGTGTCAGATTCATTCAACAGTTCCATTATTTCTTGGTCCATATCTATGGTCGTAGGTACAGACAACAGGGCGTTGATAAAATCGGTGTTGGATATACCCTCCTGTAAAATTTTACCCGTAATTTCCCCAATTGTGATTTTAAATTGCTGTTTTTTGGCGGTCCATTTATCCGACATGTTTGCGACGGACAATACCTGGAGAAATTCCCACAAGTTTTCGCTGGTTATATTGCCAATATTGTAACTGGCGAGGTCTCTCTGTTTTTCCAAAAACAGTTTATCGGTTTCGTCAAAGTAATTGACAATTATAGAGCTGGCATCTCTGCCTACATCTACATCTGTAACGAGTTTGTTTACAGACTTGTTTTCTTTAAAGTCTTCGTATTGTGATAACCACCCGATCAAATAAAACAGGCGGTTTTTCAGAAGCAGGTTGTCCTTGCCGAGGGTCGGATAAGCGAAAACGTTCCAACCCTGACTGTTGGAGAGAAACCCCGCCGTACAAAAATCAATTTCCCCACACAAGTATTCAATGGTTGGTATGGTGGGGACATAGGTATCGGTTGTACACACAATATCGATATTGCGACGTTCCTTCTCGAGTTCTTTAATACGCTGAATTACCATTTTGTCACAGATAGTCTTGATAAGAATGAAAAAAATGAAATACTTTTGGTATTTGTCGTCTACCTTGGCTCTGACTTGCGTTTTTCCGCTAAGAACTTCAAACAGTTTATCCCGTAAATTTTCATTGGTCGTATTATTGCGAAAAGATACGATTTCAATGGCATCTTTGGAAGACGCCTCGTTTCTAACCGCCTTGTCTGCTATATACGCTGGCAAAAATTTTAACACATTATCCAGCGTTACCTTGTCGTATAGGTTAACCACCAATTCAATGTCGTCAACCTTGATGTTATCATACGGAGATTTCGTCTGTAAGATTAGTTGATTAACACCGGGCGAAATGTTTGTTTTTATTTTAGCATTAATAAACCCTAATAACACTTGTTCCCACGTGATTTGTTCTCGCTTACTTGCCAGTGAACACTCTCCGGCGCATCCGTCAATGTCCCCCACCGCGTTCTTTTTAATAAGTTTCGCCAGTTTGGAATAGCCATCTAGACCACGTCCTGATTCACGGTAGTAGGTTTTTTCTTCTTTGATGATGTCGTCTAAATTTTCTTTTGCCACACTGATATATTCTACTCGGCTTGGTACCGTAAACCCGAGAGACGGGGAGGTCAAGCCTTTAATGAATCGTTCGAGTATTTCTAATTGTAACGCGTAGGAACGTTTAACCCGTATATTACCCTGGAATCCTCCCGAACATAAATCTGCGACAAATTCTTTAAGTTCTAGTTCTGAATTCTTAGGGGTACCTGATTTCGAAGTGAGAAGGATCGATTTTATAAAATCATTCAAAAAATCCACGCAAATGGTAAAATCGTGAACGAGGTCGATATAATCGTATAAAAGCCGTATAGTAAATATCAGCATTTGTAGTTCATTTTTTTTTTCAGGATTGTTCATGATGATCTTGCGTTGATCTTTTATGGTAGTTAATGTCTTACCTTGTAGTATTTCGGGGTCGTATTGCAACCCATCTATCAAATCTTTCAATTCATTTATATTTCTTAAATTATCCCCTAAATATTCATTTAGATCACTTTCTAACAAAGGATCCTCCATGATAACTATACCATACCGTGTTATTTTTGTTGATAAACATATTTAGAGATTTATTCGAAAAGAATATGTTTTTAAAATATAAAATATATTTATTGAAATGACAAACGAAGAAGAAAATGTTGAGGTTATTTTAGAGAACCAGGAGATGACGGTTCCGGAGGAAGACGTGCCTGCGCCCGAGCCCGTCGAAGAGGAGACCCCCGAGCTCGCCGAGGAGGAGACCGTCGAGCCCGCCGAGGAGGAGACCGTCGAGCCCGCCGAGGAGGAGACCCCCGCCCCTGCCGAGGAGGAAACTCCTGCCCCTGCCGAGGAGGAGACCCCTGCCCCTGCCGAGGAGGAAACTCCTGCCCCTGCCGAGGAGGAGACCCCCGAGCTCG